CTGATTTTGGCCCCGGATTTCAAGCGGGAACTGTAGCTGATGCAGCCACTCTACAAAGCTACATGAATCCTTATCAGCAACTTGTCACTGATATAGAGGCTAGAGAGGCAAAAAGAGCATCAGACACACAAGCTGCTGAAATAGCTCAACAAGCAGCTATGGCTGGGGGTCTTGGTGGATATAGAGAAGCCATCTTGCAGTCAGAAAGAGAGCGAAACTTATCTCAACAGCTTGCAGATATACAAGCTAGAGGTGGTCAGGCAGCATTTGCTCAGGCGCAAAAGGCGTTTGAGGCTGACAGAGCAGCTAGATTGCAACAGGCACAACTTGGATTGCAGACAGGTACTGAACAACAGCGAGCGTTGCAACAAGCTGAGCAGTTACGCCAAGCAGCTTTTGGTACTAGTGAACAAGCAAGACAGCAAGCTGCTAAGCTTGGCCTCTCCGCTCAACAACAAGAAGAGGCAGCGAGGCAAGCGCAAGAACAGTTTAATCAAAGATCATTTGAAGCTGGTGAAAAAGCTAGACAACAGGCAGCGCAGCTAGGATTGTCTGCTCAACAGCAGCAAGAAGCAGCTAATCAGGCTGCTCAGCGTTTCCGATCAGAGGCTTTTGCCGCAAATCAAAGAGGCAGACTTGCTCAACAACAAGAGGCCAGAGCTGTCTTTGAAGCAAGAGAACGAGCAAAACAGCAAGCTGCTCAGTTGGGATTGTCTGCCGCAGAAACCCAAGAGCGCATGGATCAGGCACAAAACCAAGCGGCAATGGCTGCTAGAGAGTTTAATGTGCGGATGGCGCAAGAAAGGGCGCAGTTAGGATTGGCAGGATTGCAAGCTGATCAGGCTGGTAGAGGGCAAGCTTTGGATGCAGCAAGGCTTCTTAGTTCACTTGGCGGTCAAGAGCAAGCAATGGCTTTCGACAGGCTGCGTAACTTACAAGCTGCCGGAGAGATTCAGCGTGGCTTGGATCAGCGCAGTCTTGATCTGGGTTACCAAGACTTCTTGCGTCAGCAAGCGTTCCCAAGAGAGCAGATTGGCTTCTTCAGCAACATTCTCCAAGGCTTACCTGTTACCCCCGGTAGCACTATGGCTAGTTTTGGCGTGCAGCCTACGACAGGCCAGCAGCTTCTTGGCGCAGGTATTAGTGGCGTTGGTCTTTATAATGCTCTAGGCAGGGGGTAATAAATGCAAAACCTAATCCAACTAGAGGATGATGTAAAAGGTCTTCCCGATCAGGCCTTGCAGCAGTTAGCTCAAGCACCTAATCCACAGTTGCCACAATTTCTTGTTATAAGTGAAATTCAACGTCGTAGCGATATGCGTAAACGCTTTGAGGCAAGACAGCAGCAGCCTCAAGGCACTGTTGCTCAGCAAATAGTTGCGCCTCAGCAGCAGGGTATAGGTGCTATGGTTCCTCCGGGTCAGCAACCCATGCCTCAAAGAATGCCTATGCAGCCCCCTATGCAACGGCCTATGGCTCCGCAAGGAATGTCTGGAGGTGGCGTAGTTCGCATGGCAGAAGGTAGGCAAGCTACGTTCCCAATAGGCCAGACGCCTCCGAGGTCATCAATTATTGGTCAGAGAATAAATAACCCGTTTAACATCAGGCAATATGATCAAGGGTTCGTTGGTGAAACGGGTCAGGACTCAGGTTTCGTAACCTTCCAAGATCCAATGTACGGGGTTCGCGCTGCTGACAAAGTGCTTACTACCTATGGTGAAAAACGCGGAATCAACACTATCCGTGGCCTGATCAATAGGTTTGCCCCGCCGTCAGAAAACGAAACAATGAGTTACATCAACTACATATCTGGCGAGCTTGGTATAGATCCAGATGCAGAGATTGACCTTTCAAACCCTGAGTTAAGGGCAAGAATCTTATCGCCAATGGCTATGCTGGAGTCTAGGTCTGAGTACAGCCCCGGCCAGATAACCGAAATGATTGAGATGGCTAATGCGCCTCGGCAAGAACTAAGACCTCTTGTACCAGATGTCCAAGTCCCCGGAGTTGACGCATCAATACCTGAGATGGCGGCATTGCCATCAAGACAAGGTGTAGTTACCACCGAGAGTGTTGATCTTCCCAGTCAAGAACTGCCGTTATCTAAAGAGTTTATTGAAAAATATCTTAATGATTATAACTTCAGATTTGAGATGGATAACGCAAAACGGTATGCGCAGGAAGATGCTGACGAAATAGCTGCAAAAAACCCACAAACTATAGATGAGCTAATGACCGCCACGTTTGGTGACAGACAGACTCCAGATGTTGCTCCTCTAATCCGACAAGGCGCTGTATCAAGACTTCCTGAGCTACGGTCACCCACTGGCAGCGAGCCGGGGGACGTTATACGTCTAGCTGAGGATACTAAGGTTGATCCAAAGGGTCTTATTACTACAGACAACCAGCCTGTAGGAGCGATTGTTGAAGACTCTTTGAAAGCGCAGCCGAAAGATAAAGTAAGACCTGTTGCAAACGACATATCGGCGTCTTTAGCTTTACTTGAACGTGCTGCACAAGCGACTGGAGATCCCAGCACTGCTGTAACGGACAGGTTAGAGCTATTAACGAGTCCACAGCAGGTGCCTACGGCTCAGGCAGCCGCTGATGAAGCGGAGGCTGTTGAGGAAAAAGAGCGCCCTCGTTCAAGCAGAAAGGCAAGAAGGGATCAGGCCAAAACAGGCATTGTCTTACCTACTCGACCTGAAGGCACCGACGCTAGGGGTAGAAATCTAAGAGGACAACAGCTAAGCGAGCGTGCTGCTAGACGGGCTGCCGAGCAATCTGCTGCCGCAGAGGTTGATCTTGAAAGGGCCGATGAAATCGCTGATGAAAAGGTTGATGACGTTAGTCAAACAGTGCAAACAGCACGACAACAGGCTGATCAATACATAGCAGACGCTAGAAAAGCCCGTGAAGAAGGACTGATAACCAAAGAAGATTTAGCCAAGAAAGAAGCTCTAGGCGCTGCCCTGATACAGCTTGGCGCTGGTATAGCCAAAGGAGACTTAGCAGAGGGTCTTTCCAAGGCTGGCGTTGCTGCACAGGATGTGCGCGAGAAGGCCCGTGACAGGGCTGTGAGAGCTAGATATTACGATTCTTTGGCAGAGAGCAGGACTGGTGCCACACCTCAGAACCTGCGAAGACTGCAACAGGCTGTAGCTGATCAGCTAAAAGAAGAGTTTCCCCAAGGAAGGTTGGCAAATGAGGCGGCTTATCTAGCCAGACAACGAGAACTTCTCCAACAGTTATCAAAAGACTATGGCATAGACATTAGCGCCCTTGCTGCAAGTCCTGCTGATCCAACGGTAGCGGCAGCACAACTAGCCACTCCGGGTGGCGTAAACTTCGCGGATATGCAGTAAAGAGATGGATGTAACTCTTCCAAATGGACTTGTTGTATACGGTGTTCCTGAAGGCATAAGCAAAAAAGATCTTGCCGAAAAACTCATAAGAAACAACATAGCAACTGCTGACGATCTGGGTTTTGATCCATTTGAGGATGAAAGGACTGTATCAGGACAGGCCTTTGAGACTGCCAAAGGAATAGGTCGTGGTTTTGCCAATGCGTTCTTGTCTGCTGGCGAGGGTTTAGCAGAGCTTGCTGATGCTGGCACCAACGCGATAGGTCTTGAAGAGTTAATAGATAGCGGCGATGAGAATGATCTGGTACGCGCTGCTAGAGAGGGCCGTGCCGCAGTTGACGAGGCGATGGGCGCTGATCTTGCGTACAGGGATCAATGGCTCACTAAGTTTGGCGAAGGCGTGGGTTCTTTTGCATCATTCTTTACACCCGCTGGCGCAATAAGGGTTGCTAGTTTAGCTGGTAAAGGTTTATCCGCAACAAAAGCAGCAAAGGTTGCTGAGCTTGCAGGCGCTGGAACTCTTGCTGTAGGCACAGGCGCTGGTGATCAGGCTCAAAGAATACAAGCGGCCCGTGATTCAGGTCTAGATGTATCGCAAGACGAAGAAGACTTAGCTCTGTTGCTTGGCGGTGGCGTTGGCTTGAGTGAAATACTCACTCCTGCCAAACTTTTGAAAAGGCTAAGAGGTTTAGAAGCTGGAGGTAAGCTGCCTTCAGGCATAAAAGAAAGGCTTAGTTCTGCGCTGCGTACAGGTAGTTTGGAAGGCATACAAGAAGTTGCCGCGAGCATAGCTCAAGACGGCATTGAGCAAGGCGTATATAACGAAGCCTTGGAGATAGGCGGCGGCAACCTGTTCGATGATTTCACTATTGGTGGTGCAGTCGGTGCGGGGGCAGATTTACTTCTTAACGCAGTAGCTGGAAGACGCAATAAAAAAGCTTTTGAGAGCGCCCAAGAGGCTGAAGGCAAACTCAGGGAAGATTTGCAGGATGCCCAAGATTTTAGGCAACAAGCTCTTGCTGGCGATCTAGCGGCACAGGCGAACATAGACGCTCAGGCAGCGGCTGACCGACAAGCTGCCAACGAAGCTCGTAGACGGGCAGGCGAATCTCCAGTAGACCCATCTCAGATAGCCCCTCCTACGGGCAGGGCACTAACATCTAAGCTTAAAACGCCATCAAGAATAATCACGTTGACTGCTCCGAATGGCGAGTCATTTCAAGCAGAAGAGAAGTTTAGAGTAAGAGATAGAGGTAAGCCTACAGAGACCGTTACAGCCTATGTTGAAGCACCCGGAGGCGGCGAGGTCATTACGTCTGTAAACGGAGTGCCACAACTGTCTGGATTCCAAATCACCACAGTTGCACAGCCTACTGAGGGCATACAACGCAGATATCCCAAGCAACCAATGCTTGCATACGCGCAATCAATCCGCCAAGCAATGGGCGACAACTTCCCATCAGCCGACAACACGTTCACCGTTAAGTTGCCAGAGGATTTTGGCGGTGAAGGCGTTAGCACCACTCAACTTGACGCCCAAGGTGTTCCTGTATTTACCGTGCAAGACAGCAATGGGCAGCAATATGGCGTGCCCTTACAGAACTCTGAAGATGCATTTGCTCTTGCTGGCTTTCTTAACGATGAAATGATCAATGACAATGTGTTCTCTGCGGGTGATGCAGTAATCACATCATCGCCAGAATCATACGACGCAGATCAAGAATCCTCTTTGCAAGCTTACAACTTTGCTGCAAATCATCCTGACTCAAACACATACACTTCAGTTGCCGTAGACAGTGCAGCCGAGACAACACAAGACCGTGGCTTTGATGAAACAGCCGACGTTAAGGTGTTGATGCAGAACAGGGTTGGCCCTAGCAAGATGACGGCATCTCAGCGTATAAACGCCAAGCGCCTGCGTAAAGGACTGCCTGTAACAAACACCTTCACGATTGAAGAAGTCAGAAGTGTTCTCAAAGAAGACCAGCTATACAACCTTAGTGATACACGAATCAATGGCTTGCCTGAGACTGAAACGTACAGGGCGGGTCTAAGTAAAAACAACAACCCGATAGTGAAAAGCAGTGCTGGTGAGATTCTGCAAGGCAGGCCGCTAACCACCCTAGAAAAAGACGCTGCAATCAAAGCAAACCCAAAGAAGAAGCCGCCTAAACTTGTTAAGTTCAAGACAGAGGCCGACGCTAGAGTCTATGCAAACCAACTGAATAACCGCACAGGCAAAGCCGCTGTTGAGAAAGGTGTCATGCGTAATGTTGACGCCAACTTTCAAGAGATGGAGCAGCTTCTCAAAGCTAAAAACATCACATCAAAAGTAGGCTCTCCTGAGATTAAGTATCTTGCGAGCAGGATACTGGGCAAGAAGACCATCAAGTCGGTAAATGATTTGTCATTGGCTGAGTCTAGGTTGTTGTATCAAAAGCTCAGATCTCTGCCCAGATTCGACAAGCCCACAAAGCTTCCTACCTTCAAGCTGCCTAAGTACACAGGCGCTCAGTTTCGCGCAGCGTCAAAGACATTGCAGGAAACCCCTGATGCAGGTGAGGTTGTTCTTGCCAATGCCACTGGCATCAACCCAACAACGCAACAAGGCGCTGCCGCTCTAAGTGATTTAAGAGCAGATCTAGCCAAGCAAGGTGTGCAGGCTGCTCCAACTGTTGAGGCAGAGCCTGTCGTAGAGCAAGAAGCTGAGGTATTGGCGTTGCCTGCGCCAGCGGTAAATGTTGACCGATTACGCAAAGCTATTGCTAAAGCAATGAAGGGCTTTGGTCTAGAAGATGTGGGATTAAATCTTGATTACGCATTAAGAACAGCAGTCAGAGATGCAGACGGCAATCTAGTCTATGGCATACGGCCCCGGAGAGAGGGCGATATAGACAGCATGGTTCTTGGTGGTGAAGCTGGCTCAGGCTTGTTTGTGAAGTCTGACGAGGTAGACCCAGAAGGCAGGGCTGAGGCGTATTACGACCCAGATTTGAATACTATTTTCTTGTCAATAGACAGAGTAATGGCAGACCCCTCTATGACAGAGGCTCAGATAGAGGCTGCATTGCTAGAAATACTGGATCACGAAATGATCCACGCCATGCGTAAGCTTGATCTGTTTACCAATAAAGAGTTCAACCTGTTATCTAGGGCTGCTGCAAACAAAAGGATGCCAGACGGCAGAACATTCTTGAAGTGGGCGCAAGACAACTACTCAGACTTGTCACCTGTTGCTCAAGTCGAAGAGTCTGTTGCTGAGCTAGTAAGAGGTGTAAGAAAAGATCCCAAGTTGCTTCAGGGCAAGCCCCGATCCTTGGTTGAGCGTATAGCTAGGTTCTTTAGGAACATGGTATCTGCGCTGAAAGGCGAGAAGTTTAACACGTTCAGCGAAGTCATAGGTGCCATAGAATCTGGTGAGATTGGCGGTAGGCAGCGCGGTCAGATACGCACGCTTGTTCAGACAGAAAAGGCATTGTCTAGAGAGCTAAAAGCAGGACAACAAAGAGGGCCAGTTGCCACAACAGGCGATGAAGCAGAGGCTCCCGTTCCCACAGCAACAGGGCAAACCATTGCTGACTTTGATGAAGCAGCCGCAGTTTCAGTAGATGAAGATCAGGCAGAAGCTCCAGCTTTCTCAAGACGGCCCGTTGAGCGTGGCGGCATAGAAGGTAACGTCAGTACAAGATATCCAACGGGTGCCAAGCGCACAGAAGATCCTCTTGATGATTTGCTGGTCAATGATTATCAAACCTTTGTAAACGACAAGACTGTGTTCAACAAGAACATGGAGCTAATCAAGGACTCTAAGCTCTATCCGATACTTCAGAAGGCAACCAACCTACGAACCAATGAGCAGAAGGCCGAAGCGTTTGTCGAAGCGGTCAAGAGCAACCTGCTGAACCTGTTCGACAGAGTTCCAGCGGAGACTAGAGAGAATTCTAAGGTCTGGTACAAAGGAGCTAACGCTTTAGTCCGACGTTTCGCAGAGCGACACGGCATATCTATGGAGCAGGCATCTGCTGTCGCGGCTAATCTGTCACCACAAAAAGACTGGTATCAAAACGCATCGCTGGCTGAACGCACAATAGATGTTTACTTCAACCAAGCAAACCAACCATTCACTCAAGAAATGAAAGACCGAGCGGAAGAACTATTCTTTCACAAAGGGATAAGCGCAAAAGCTCAGGCAAAGAACAGAGAGATGCTTGAGCTAATCGGATCAAGCACGTTGAGTGAAGTGCTTAGAAAGTTTAATGAGCCGGGGCTTGGTGACACGTTAGCTGCTATGTGGATAAGGACGTTTGACCAGACCTACCATGATCCTAGCTATAGAATTGTTTCGCCTGACGGCAGATTGCTGGACTATGCAAAGAACGCTGATGGCAGTAATTCTAAGGTTGCTTGGGGTTCTCTGGTAGAGATAGCAAAAGCGGTTCGCGCCTTACAAAATCCAGACATAGATGCCATATCTGAATCATTAGGTAGCGCCAACAAGGTCAGAAACTTTTATAACAATATATTTGATCCAGACTCAGACTTGGGCTTTGTCACCATAGACACCCACGCTGTTGCTGCTGGATTGCTCAAGCCTTTGGGTGGCAGCGCGTTTGAGGTGTCCCACAACTTTGGCACAAAAGGATCTTCGTCAAAGATCACTGGCCTGAATGGCGTGTATTCCCTGTACGAAGAGGCATATCGTCGTGCCGCAAATGAGCGTGGCGTGCTTCCCAGAGAGATGCAGTCTATTACATGGGAGGCAGTCAGAGGTCTATTCCGACCAGAGTACAAGTCTCAACAGAGTAATGTAGACGTTGTAGACAATATATGGAAGCAGTACAATAAAAAACTAATAACCTTGGATCAGGCAAGAGAGGCTGTTTATGAACACGCGCAAGACATTACCCCGCCAGATTGGGAGCGATCCAGTGGAGGGATATCTGAAGGCGACGAAGCAACCACTTACGAGAGAAAACTACCTGATAGCGGCGTATCCAGACCGAGATCCGAATCAGCCACTGGGCGCGGAAGAGGAAGCAATGCTGCCAGACCGCTACAGACTGAAGACGTAGCACTGCCATTTGACTTACCCGAAAGTCAAAAGCGAAGAAAAACTATTGGTCAAAGCGAAGTTGACCGTGTTGTAGAAGACAACCTAGAAGTAGCAGAGAATCGCCCAGCGGGTACTGTGCCTCGCTTTAACCCCGGCGCAGATCCGTATTCACAGGCTGTAGCAGCTAACCCAGATAAAGGTCAGGAGCTTACACCCAGTGAGATGCCGTCTTTCTCTAGGGCAAATGCTCCAGAGGTTAGCCCAACGGCTCAAGCCGCTCTAGATAATGTAGTTGCAGACCTGCCCACAAACACGCCGGGACAGACCTATCTAAATGTCCTAGATCAAGGGCCAATAAGAAAGGCACTTACAAGATTTAAGCAGAAAGCAGTCAATAGATATGCCCAGCTAGAAAATTATCAGGGCGTGTTCGGTGATTTGCTTGCTGACTCATCGTCAATGGCTGCTGCCCTTATGGCTGACAGAGCAAACGCCATCACTGCTGCGGCGTTGCAGTACGGTGTCCCGGTCTACACGGGCGGCATGACTAAGATTGTTGACTTTGAACACACCAACAGTCGAGGTGAAACCAAGAAGATTGGTGGCCTTATTGACCTGATGTCTATGCTTTACACAAAAGAGCATGGATCTCTAGAGCAGCTAGCTCAGGCTTACTCAATAGCTAAAAGGGCCGAGAGGCTAAGATCGAAGGGTATTGATGTGCCCGGAACCCCGGCAGACCATGCAGCAAACATAGCTACAGCCGAGTCGTTCTTGGATGAGAATGGCAACTCAATTATCAAAGACTGGTACGACGCTTGGCAGGATTACAACGGTTACACCGTTCAGTTCTTGCAAGACACGGGTGTTGTTGACCCAGAGACTGCTGAGATGTGGCGGGATCAGTCTGACTACATACCGTTTTATCGCCAAGTAGAGGGCGCTGAAACTCCAAACGCGCCAAACATATTCGGTGGATTGACTGGCAGCGCAGATCTCAAAGCCATCAAGGGTAGTGAGAAAGAGATCAACGTACCCATGCTGGAAGCTATATCCATGAACCTCAACGCGGCTATAAGCATGGGCATGAAGAACGTCGCCCAGCAACGCATTGTCAGGGACATGAGAAACATCGGGCTTGCAAGAGAAGTCAAGCCGGGTCAAAGAACTGCTGGCGAGGCTGTTGTTACGTTTAAGGTAAACGGCAATCGACGCAACTTCATAATTGATGACCCGTTAATATATGAGTCGTTAACTGTTGAACCTGCTGGCGGTGTTGAGCAAAAGGCCGCCAAGATTGCCGGATTCCCTGCACGATTTCTGCGAGAGATGGTTACACGCGAGCCGGGGTTTGTTATAGCTAACATGCTCAGAGACTCTCTGTCTGCATTCGTAACATCAGGCTCTAGTTTTATCCCAGTGGTTGATACGTTTTTTGGCTATGCAGAGGGCATGGAAAAGCTTGAGCGAACTGGCGTTGTCGGCGGGTACGATTACAAGAATGACCCAGAAAACATCGGTGAGTACGCAGGCAAGATTCTGCAAAGAAAGAACAAGAATGTAGATCAAAGAGGTTTGCTGGCTAAAACATTTGGTCGAGCTTGGGATTTTATGGGCCAAGCGACCACTAGGTCTGATGCAGCAACAAGAAACGCAGTCTACAACGATGTGCTTGCTCGCACGGGTAACGAGGCTGAAGCAAGCTTCCAAGCGATGGAGGTTCTTAACTTTGGACGGCGCGGCAGTAGCCCCGTCATGCGATTGGTCACAGCAACAATCCCCTTTCTTAACGCAAGAATTCAAGGTCTAGACGTACTGGTCAGGGCTGGCGCTGGTAAAAACACTGCAAACCGAGAGCTTTCTCGCGGTCAAGCCGCAGCGAGCTTTTTAGCTAGAGGTGGGTTAATAGCTGCAAGCACAGCTATTTACTACACAATGGTTAGTGATGATGATCAGTACAAGGAACAGACAGAAGAAATAAAAGACAACTACTGGATTATACCAACACCGTCTGGCGTCCCCGGACGGGTGCCAATTCCATTTGAGGTTGGGTTGCTGTTCAAGACGCTACCTGAGCGAATCATCGACTCATACAACGAAGGAACCACAACTAGAGAGGCTCAGCAATCTCTTCAGCGAGCCGTATTTGGAACACTTGGTGTTCAGTTACCACAAGCGATAACGCCAATAATCGAAGCGTACATGAATCACGACCTGTATACAGGCCGACCTGTTACTCCAGTGTTCATAGAAGGCAACTTAGATCCACAGTTCCAAGAGCTTGCTTCTACCACTGAAGTAGCTAAAAACATGTCAAAGGTTTTGGGCATAAGCCCAATAAAGCTGGATCACCTAATGAAGGGTTACGGCGGAACACTTGGAGTTTATCTCTTGGGTGCTGTTGACTATGGACTGAGGGATAGTCGTTTACAGGGTGACAACAGGTCTGTTCTTGCAGGTAAAGATGTTTCTCAGTACCCAATCGTCAGAAGATTCTTCGGCTCAGAGTTTGGTGGTGGTGCAAAAGAAGACTTCTACGAGATGTGGGACTACATCAAGCGTGTAGAGCAAACCGCTAAGAATCTATACGAAAGCGGTAGGACTGAAGAGCTTGAGAATTACCTAGTCAATAAACGTCAGTTCTTGGGAATGAGGAAGCAGTTACAACCCACGGCAAACCTGTTGGCCGACCTGAGAAAACAAAGAAGAGCGATATTGAAGGCAGACCTCTCGGCAGCAGAGAAGCAGGAGTATATGAAGCTGATCAACGAGCAGGAGCAGTATTACTTGCAAATTGTGCCCACACTAGAGAAGTACATTCAGTTGCCGTCGCTCACTGAAAGCGTAGCAGACAGGCTATCGTCGCTTCTGTAGATTGTTCAGTTTGTCTGTTTTGGTGTGCAGCTTCTGGCCTGCTCGGACATTTGCTCGCACAGTGAAGGTTTTACTAAGCCTATTATTTTCATCTGTGATCTTTCCAAACGGCACCTTTTCAATCTTGCCCCCGCGAGCAAGGAAATCCTCTACGGTCTCTTTGTCGTCCATCTAAACCCCCAAGTATTTGTACCAGTAAGTTCCATCGTCCAGCTTTATGCGCCGATATCTTTGTCGAACATTGTAGATGGTTTGTGCGGGAACATTTAATTCTTTTGCAATGTCGATAGGCCTAGCGCCACGATTTAGCAGACTGAGCGTTTGCATGATCTGGGCATCTTTTATTGGTGGCCGCTTGTCTACAGGTAAGTTTTCTTTTCTAGGCTTAGGTTTCTTCATGTAAGCCTCTTGTGATTTTATTGCTTGAACAAATCTATCCATCTGCACTCCTAATGATAAGTCCCGCCTACCGACCACCCCGACGGGAAAGAGCCACAAAGGAGGATTAGTCCTTGGTCTAAAAAGCCCCGCCTTCGGTCACCCTGACGGGAAAGGGCTGAAATGGCCTTTGCCGCACAACCCAAGGAGAATACGGCATAAGGCTCGACCAATTAGTCCCGCCTTCGGCTCCACCGGACGGGAACGGTGATGGAGGGCGTGATGAATACCCAGAGCCAATTCAAATTCAATTGTGGCAGATGACCCGATTGGCGGTGACTCGGCCAGTACGCCGCTGCGATCCACTCTTCATCGGGCCTCTTTGTATTTCAGCGTATAGGCACGCATGTTGGAGAGACTGATGCTGCCACTCACCTGCCCTACTTCTCGCAGTTATAAATCTCTAAACCTCTCAATATCGTAGTACACCACTGGTTCCATGTCTTGGTTATCACTGCGGTCAACGCGCCCACCAAAACCGACACCGCTTGGCTTTTGCTTAAAGTTGATCCACCCAGCCTGATCTTTCCATTTCACAATCAATATACAGGGAACCTCAGTTGCATCGGTCAAAGCCTTGGCCGCCATAACCTTGGACGCCGATATCATGTAGGTGTCGTAGACATCCTTCCTAACCTTTCGGCATTTGATCTCAGCAAACAAAACAATATCTGACCCTTGTCGAAAGCTGATGTCTATCGGATACTTCGGCGGATTCCTAACCCAGTCCATGCCATGCTTAGTGGCAAAAACATCAGCCACATGAGACTCATATTCAATGTCTTCATCGGTTTCGTATGTAGGCCTCATCTTGGCGTTGGGATCTTGAATCCCATTTCCGCTGCGGTATTGATCAGGTTATCTATTAACCGAGCGTATGTTATTACGCTAGTTTCACCACTGCGTTTCAAAGCCCTGCGCTTAGGCCCAAACCTAGTCTGAACCTCTTCACTGCCGAATGTTATGCACAGCATTTCTTCGTGCATCTCATCAGGCGTCATGCCGCAATGATCCGCAAAACTGTTACACCACTTGCGGTAATAGCTTTCCTGATTCCTGCTCCTGCTCTTCTGCACGGGCTTTAGCTCAATCACCAAACCCTTCTTGCATTTCAAGAACAACTCCATGATCTCAGTGCTGCGGTTGGGAACTAGGGCACATATCGGCCCCAGTATCTCCCCAACACCAGCGCCCTTGATATCAAGACGCATCGATCAAGAATCCTTCATCGTCCATCACTGGAGCTATGACATCCTTGTGCGCTTCCACAACCTTATCTATTACCTCTTCAACACGATCCAAAGCTTCTGCCAAATCTTCGGCATTGCTCTCGCGGATCATAGTCTCGCTGAGGTGCAGCAGAGCAGCCCTGTAATTCGGGTGCCAGCTTTTAGATCTCCATTCATTACCAATGAACTTCTGAACTATCCAGTTCAAAGGATCAGTAGTGATCCTCGTTCTTTCATCAATCTTTACCACAATCGGCATTGCTCACCCCCTAAAACGGTATGTCTTCGTCAAAGTCCACTGCCTCAGCTTTTTGCTGCGGCTCTTCTTTCTTAGGAGCTTTGTACACCTCAGTATTGAGATACTTGTATTCCATTCCAGAACTCTTTGCCCTTCGATTCCACATGCCAATGTCGATCTTCATTTTGAAGTCAGGATCTGGATTGGCCTGATTTTCTTTATACATTTCTAAGAGAAGCTTCAACTGATCTGGACTTACATAAATGTGCCCACGCATATCTGGATGCTTTTCGTTCTTTTTGTCATGGGGCCACAGGCCGCCCTCGCCTTTCGGATAACTAGCCATTAGCTTTTTCCTTGTTGTTAAGTTCGTCTTGCTTTGCCTTCATAGCAGCCGCAAGCCTGTCGTAGGATTCGGGGAACTTTGATTGTATGTGGTCAACAGCTTTTTTGTTTGCTTCCCACATCGAACGCAGTCCCTTCTTAGTTTCGACCATGCCCTCAACTAGTGAGATCATATTGTCTACCCAGCCATCCGTTTGCTCAGCATCGAAGGCGAGATAAAACTCCTCTTCTTCTGCATCACCAGCGTCTGCCTTTGGTTCTGGTTTCTTTTTGGGCGGTTGCTTGGCCTTTGGTTTTTGTTCTTCCACAGGCTGCTCATCCTCAGAATCATCCCATGTGTCTTCTGGTTGAACTTGCCCTTGGAAAATATGAAACCCAAGTCCGAACATCGCAATTGTTTTGACCAAGCAGCGCATCTTTGTGTCGCTGATATCACGGGCACTAGGGTTGCTGATGGCTTGGTTTTTGTAATTCATGACAGGCAGCCACATGTGACGGGCATGGCCCTCAATAGCCACTGAGCAGTGAATAGTTTGCGATCCATCACTATGAACCTCTATGTCCCCGAACTCGTAGTGAGCCGTTGGGTAGTGCATCATCAGCAAGCGCCAAGCCTCGTTCCACGGCAGGTACGTTAAGCCGTTCTTTTGCTTTGCGTGTTCACCACATTTGACTGGGTAAAGCTTCTCCCAGATATCGCCCAGCGATACGTTGTTTTCCATATTGCACTCCTGCTATGGGTTTAGTTTTGAGAACTGAATGGGTCTTTCTTGAACCCAGTAAATTTGTTCCGGTAATACTTTTTAGGCACGTTGTAGAACTCTTCTAGCGCAGCTTCGATCAGCATGGTTATTTCAATCGGCTCTAGCTTGTAAAACTGTTCTATTGGGAAAGCGGTGATAAAACCTTTGTTCCAAGTGAAAGAGGCTTGCCCATTAGTGGTTGCCATCTTCAACGCAGGGATCTGCGATATTTGGAACACTGCCACCATCTTCTCGTAGGTGTCTTTGTCAGTCCCGATCATCATCCTTCTCCATCACAATTGGCTTTTTGTGCAGAAATGTTTCGCACCAATGCATAATTTCATATACAGCTTCAGTCACTAGCTCTGGCTCAATCGGCTCTACCACTGTGGATAAAGTTCCCTTTTCTGAGTCATAGCTAAAGTGGAGATGAAGCTCGCCTTTATTAGTCTCCACATCAAGTCTCCAAGTTATTTTGATCACACCACCTCGCAACACGGCACCAGTCTTGAGCGCATCTGGTGGACTCGCCTACCCGCTCTTCGACCAAGTGATCTTTGCCGAGTGACTTGAGGTAGTCCTCTGCCTCTTCTCTTGACGCAAGCACGCGCACGGCTCGCTTACGGCCTTTTTTGTTGACAGCGAAGGTGGTGGGCTTCTCCCATCGTTCTGCGCTTGTGCAGAGCGGCAGCGCCCCGCCAGTCATGCGGTCAAACTCAGCTTCTTGATGCAGCAGCACCCGATCCAGTATGTACTGATTCGTTTCTTCTACGCTCCACATCGGTATGTCCACCATGTGGATTGGGGATGCTGGATAGTCTGGTTCCATTTGCGCTTTACGCCGCTGCCAATCACGCAGTATCGCTATGATCCTTAACCCTTTGACTGGTAAATCTTTAGCAGACCTGACAAGCCAAGCGTAGGCGTTGAGTTGGTTGTGCCACTCAGTTTTGTCATGGATAACAGACCAGACAGAGGTCACCTTGTAGTCGCTGACCAGCACGCCGTCATCGTGCAGTTCTTGTAAATCAATCGCCCCACTTATCGTCCAACCTTCGACCTCAGCATACAGCCGCTCCTCTGATACAACGCCGACAGCAGTGGTGCCCTCAACAGCTTTTTCAAACATGCCGTGGACACTGGTGCCGAACCGTGACCAGAGAAAATCGACCACATCTTGAGACATTTCATCTTCATGCTCGCGCTGCAAGATTGCTACCCGTGGGCTATCAATCAACTGGGTCACTGACCTGTTGGACTGCCCCTTCGTGTAATCATCCTGCACCAGCGCGTCTACGACGATCTGCGGAAGGTTGTACTGATTAGTGATCTTCATGCGTATGAGTGCATAGAAATTCTTGAATATCCACCGTTCTCTTGCTTGGTGTTTTTCATTGTGTACCAAACCTTCTCGCCTTCCGGTATGGCTTTACGAAACTGTCCCAGATAGTTGTGAACGCATTTCACTACGTTAGCTTTACCCATTCCTTCGTAGGTGTAAGGCACATCGAAATACTGACCAGCTTCAAGCTGACTGATTGTCTCCATAAACTTCACGCGAAGCATAGCTTCCTTCGTTGGCGGTTTTGGATGGTCTTTGATTTTGAACATATTGCACTCCTGCGTTGTTCATTAGGCGACTCGGTAAACCCTTAATCCACTTCGCCCAGCGTGGGGGTCTTCGTATTTCCTGACGGAAAATTTTGTGTCGGCAGCAACATCTGATTTTTCATCCTGTTGCAATCTGCGTATGGCCGACCTGATTGCGTTTGTCTTCGCCTTGCGATGATCATCGTTGTCAGTAGGAATAAAAAATGACTGGTTAACTCTCATCTGACTGATGATCTGTTTGAAGTTGCTGGGTAGGCTTTCGCCTGTGCCCATCCGATTGTCCTTGGGCAAGGGGACATCGTCCTCCAAGACCAACAAATTGTCGTTTTGCATCGTCATAGTGAATGACTCCAATGTCCTCTAATACTTGTAAATGATTTTTAATTTTAGCCATCTGCCCAACGTGGTTGTGTTAAAGTGAAAGCTGAATGTATCAGGAACGCAATACGTTGACAACAGTAAGTTTTCACATATATGGTGAGCCAGCGTCGAAAGCGAACAGCAGAAAGCTTGTAACAATACGCGGTAGACCAGCGTTTATCAAAAGCAAGAAAGCTAGAGACTATGTAGCCATGTTCGACAAGCAGTGCCCAGTCTTACAGGAATTGTTAGAGGGGGACTTATCGGTCACAATGACTATTTTTTACGCAACAAGAAGACCAGACCTAGATGAAAGTGTAATCTTGGACTGTATGCAGGATAAGGTTTACAGGAACGATAGGCAGGTCAAAGAAAAGCATATTTTCTGGGGGCTAGATCGTGATAACCCAAGAGCAGAGATTACGGTTACAGAGAAAAATGATTCTGCAAACAATTAAGGACTTAGACGGCAGCAGTGCCCGTGAGCGTATTGACGCTATCAAGTTCTTTCACGATGAAAGACAAGCGGCAAAGATAAATGTAAGTCACCCAATTGAGTTGCGGCGCAAGGCTTTGGATGCGGCGAGGCTTCAAGGGTTCCAAAGAACCAGAGCCGTGAATGATTTAGTTGAGGAAATAGAGGAGGAGTTTCTTAGGAATATGCCTAAGTAGGTGTATTCCTAATTATTTTTAAGTGAAGTCCTAAGCTAGGCATCTGCTTGGCTTGGCATATTCCTAAGACAACCTGACGGTTGATTTTAACCACAGCAAACGCAGGAGTGCAAATGCTAAACAGAGAAGACTTGGATTCGATCCTAGTCCAATACACCGAGGACACCAGAATTGTCTGCCCATCTTGCGGCAGCACTAGAAAGAAAAAAGGCCAGAAAACAATGCGGCTCACAATGGATGGTAATTCTACACTGTACTATTGCCATCACTGCGGCCTGACTGGCAAAACAAAACACCCTGACTACATAGAACCTGCCCCTAAGATTCGGGCAATATCTGTTCCCAAGACAACCGACAAACAATTGATCAGTGAATATCTTTCGGGCCGAGGCATAGACCCAGAGGTGGCGAACAAGTATTCCGTGGTCAATGGCAAAAAGTTCTTCAACGGGCACGGCGAGCAAAACGCGATAGGTTTTGTTTACGGCAACAAAGAGGCCGTGAAGTGGCGCAGCACAGAATCCAAAGCGTTCACCCAAGACGGGGCAGCGAGAACACTGTGGGGTGTTGAGCATATCCAAGACGATGCGACAGTCCTTGTGATTGTCGAGGGTGAAATGGATTTGCTGGCGTGTGCTACAGCAGGAATAGACTACTGCGTTAGCGTACCCAACGGAGCGCCCATCAAGGTTTCAAGTAAAAAGCCAAGCCCAGAGCAGGACAATAAGTTTTCTTATGTTTGGGCTGCGAAGGATTTAATTGAGAGAGTGGACAGGGTAGTCATTGCTGTTGATGGCGATGATGCTGGCGTTGCCCTCGCTGAAGAGTTGGCTAGACGAATCGGAAGAGCTAAGTGCTGGGCTGTCGATTGGCCTGATGAGTGCAAAGATGCAAACGATGTTCTCCAGAAGCTTGGGCCAGATGCGCTTGCTTCTGCGATAGATCAAGCTGCGGCTATGCCGTTGGAAGGCGTTTATTCTGCGGATGATTACGCGCTGGATATTGCCAACCTCTACGACAAGGGGCTAGTGGGCGGTTTGTCTACTGGGTTGGCGTCTGTGGATAAGCTGTTTACTGTGGTGCCGGGGCAATTGTCTGTGGTTACTGGGCTGCCGGGATCTGGCAAGTCAGAGTTTATTGACCAGATAATGGTTAATCTGGCGCAGTCTGAGGGCTGGCGGTTTGCTGTTGCCAGCTTTGAGAATCCGCCTCCGCTTCACATTGCTAAGCTTAGCGAGAAATATGTGGGCAAGCCGTTCTTTGAAGGGATGCCTAACAGAATGAGCAGAGTCGAGTCGGTGTCTGCGATGAAATGGGTCAACGATCATTTCCTGTTCTTAGAGCAGCGCGGCGGTGAGGCTGCGACCATCGACAGTATCTTAGACCGAGCTAGGCAAGCCGTTATGAGGTTGGGCATCAGAGGCTTAGTCATTGACCCGTACAATTACATCTCACAAAGCAAGTCGGTGGATAACGAGCATCAGGGCATCAATGAAATGCTTACTCGGCTTGTTACGTTTGCCAGAGCCAATCAGATACACATTTGGTTTATCGCCCATCCGGCGAAGATGGCAACTAATCCTGATGGCACAACAGCAGTGCCCAAGGGCATGAACATTTCAGGCAGCGCAGCATTCTTTGCTAAGGCTGACTTAGGGATCACGGTACACCTCAGTCCTGAGAAAGCGAGTGAGATACACGTTTGGAAGGTTAGGTTTAAGTGGATAGGCTCTACGGGTGCCACCGTCTTAGACTATGACATGCCTACTGGGCGTTACAGTGAACTGAAGTTAGAGGATATGCCTGATCCGTTCACTGCTAGGGTTCCAGACTGGCATGAGACAGACGATGACTGGGAAATCGAAACCTAATCAGGTTAACGACATAGGAACGGCGGCACTTCACCGCCGCCATGTCATCAGCCTAGAGCAAGCCGACAGTGGTGTTGGCCGCGCTCGCGTCAATGACCAGATGTTTATTGACAAGTTATTACTTAAAAAATCAATCACCATTCAACACCATCAAGCGGCAGAGCGAATACTTTCGTTGGCTGTTCAGGCTGGTGTTTATCTGAAGTCCCCAGACATGACATCGACGTTTGGCGGCAGCGGCCACAGTAACCGCAACGACAGACTGCTCAGGCTCAGCAGAACCTTTAGAAGAATCACAAAAGAATTTGGCGAGCCAGCAGCCACCCTTACCTACCTGATGATAGTAGAAGACCAGCCCACCGACTCGCAATCAGACATCGACACGCTGATAGCAGTTCTTGAATTTGTATAGAAACCAACTCGGTGTACTGAGTACCTACAGCAGCGTTGTTGGCATGTGTCGTCCGGGGCGGCCTGACCCTAAAAAAATCCTCGGAAAGCATTATGTTTATTGGGGTTATTTTTACGCAAAAATGCGTAAACCGAATCTAGCACCCATAGGTGCATTCTGTGTTCCAGTGGTAACGTTGTTGCCAGCTTCGTAACCAACGCAGACCTTTTGTGTCCCTACAGCAGTGTTGTGCGACACAGTGGTGAAAAACACAATCATAGGTAACCCTAAAATTTTGGGCGCGAGACGTGCCTGTACATGGGTTTGGATGACATACATTTTTTTACGGAAGGTTTACGGATTGGGTGTGGGTATAAGATTGCAGGACGCAAGCCTTATCTATTGACTGGTCAATAAAAGGGAAGGGGGGAACCCCTAACCAAGCGGGGGGCGCTTGGCTGGGGTTATGAAAACGCAGGAGTCCGACAAGTAGAACGCAAAATGGTTTAGCGGTCAACTACGGACATTCGGGGCATAACAAGTACATGCGACCATCATCGTCCTGCTCTTCGTGCATTTCAGCACCACAGTCCTCACAGATGTCAGCATCGAACTCGTAAGGGTTGTAAAAGGAACTATCGGAGCGCTCAATCATCAGTGAAGCTCCCCGTCTGGGCAGTTGCATTCCTCATCCTGCCTCACCAGAAAGTCGCAATAATCAGACGCAGCTTGCACGCAGATCAGCGATGCCTCTTGAGGTGATTCGACGTTGTAAGCCGCCATGACGATGCCAATGAGCAAAGACATCTGCCACGGGCCTTCTATCTCGTTAGGCAGTGCTGCCATTACTGACTGCTTCACCTTCTCAAACTCTTCGTGCGAATTCATTACTTGTACTCCTCGCCAGACACTGCCTCGCTATCCTCTTCGGCCTCATCAGTGCCTGAAACAAACCAAAACGGAACGTATAACAACGCCGTCGCCATCGGGAAGGCTATTGCAGGGGTCAGACCCACGCCTTCATGCATGTACTCAAAGCCCAGAAACGCCATAGCTCCAGAGAGTGCAGCGCAGGACAACGAAACCAACACCGTGATATATGGGTGCATATCTATTCTCCAACAAATAATTAAATGGTTGTGATGCGGATTGCATCGGAGTGCCTACCAAGGCAGACACTGCGATGAAATCAGCGAGCAGTTTTGCATCGTACTCAGGATGGTTCGCGGCTATTGCCGCTGTTTGAAATTATGCACCAGCGCCAATATGAACTGGCCGTTGGTGAGTTTGTACGGCAAGGTTTTTTCGTACTCAGCTTTTGCCTCGCGGAACGCCGCTGCAAATTCATCCTTGAGCAGCAGATGGTTGACTGCTTCATTAGAGTTCTTGGGTGGCCTACCGCGCCCACGCTTCACTGTGCGAGTTTTATTGACGGTTACTGTGCGGTGAATTGGAAACCCAGCAGTTGAGTTGTCGGTTATTGTTATGTTATCGGACATATCTACGTTCTCCGTTAGTTTAATGTTGAGGGGCCGAAGCCCCTACGTTACCTTGATGATCTCACCGAAAGGCTCACATCCTCGCCACATCGGGGCGCGGTCAGTGGTTGCCCAAAACACCGGATAGTCAGGCATGGTGAAGTCGAACCGTGCATTAGGCCCAACCTCGCCCCAACCATCAGTGAAGTAAATCATCGCGCATGGTTCGATATCGTTACGCTCGACATAGTTGAACGGTGGGTTGAACTCAGTGCCGCCGAACTCTGGGATCTTGAGCGTTAGCTCCTCATGCCTGTCAAACTCTTCGACACCGCATACTGTCTCATGGCAGTAGATGACCACAGTCCTGATGGGCTGCACTTCATCAATGATGTCCTGCACATGCCCAGCGTTCATGTCTAACTCTTCTTGAGTCATTGAATAGCTGACATCCTGCACCACAACCAACTCGCCGTTAGGCTCGCGGTTCTGCGTGGGCATTACCAAGCCGCGAGACATCAGGCGTCGGTCAGGTCGAGCAAAGGTATGCTCAGACAAAACGAACTGATCAAACGCAGACTTGAGGTGCTGGTGCCAAGGCACCGGATCACCAGAGAATCCGCTGATGATCTGGTCAACACTCGCACCACGGCCAGAGCCACTGTCGCGGATCTTTTCATGGGCCTTAGCAGCCTCAAACACCTGCGCTGCGATCTCGCGCTCAGCGGCAGCCTTGGCATCGTCTGACATACCCTGACCATCCTCACCAGAGGCCTCCCATACCTCGCCCCAAGGCGCGTCAGGATCAGCAGGGCCATCACCAGCAGCGGAGCCACTGTCGCCCTCACCGTCGCCCTCAGCGCCGCCAGTGCTAGGCTGGTCGCCGTCTTGGGTGCCGTTGTCGCCAGTCATTGCCTGACCTTCGCCGTCGTCGCACTGCTCGCCTTCGCCCTCATCGTTGCTGGGCTGGTCGCCCTCAGATTGCGGCTGCGGCTTGCTGATGATTGTGTAGATCTGCTCGGCAGACATGCCGATATAGTCGGTGCTGTAGAGGCCGCCGAAAACATCGAACCCGTCACGCACCAGCGCGTAGTTGATTGCGTAGTCAGCAGCCTCGTTCCACAGCTTGTGATCACGGTTACCCTTGCGTAGGTGGTGGAACCCATCAACGTGCATAACCTCGTGGGCAATCACGGTCATGATGAACCGCACACCGTGTTCTTTTTCCTGCCCGACAACCCACTGCTCATTGAAGTGGATAGCCTTGCCGTCAGTTGCCATTGACGCAGTCTTGGTGCTGGGGATCAGCTCCAGTTGATATGCGCGGAAGGCAAAGTAAGGAAAGGTTTTCAGAAGGCGCTTTCGCGCCTCTAGAATGATCTGCATAGCATCCATAACTATTACTCCGTTAATCCCAAAGGCCAGTGAGGTTGTCCACAATGGACTTGGCAGTGTCAGCCACAGCCTCGCGCTCAGTCTTGGACTCGCGCAGCTTGGCTGGGTCTAGGTCTGCAAGCTTGGTCAGCAGGGCGTTGCCAGCTTGGGTAAGCTTGGGGTCACCCGTGATGTTGAGGCTGGGCAGCACAGCGGCCAGTTCCTCAATCTTTTCGACAGTGTTGTCGGTAAACTTGCTTGCACGCTTGGCACCGTCAGCCTTGGTGCCGTGGCGCTCTAGCCCGTCGATCAGCGCTTGCAAGGTATCGACCACACGCTCATGCACAGACTCAGCAGCAGCCTCGACGCGACTCGTAACGTCGGCTTCGATACTGTCCTTGATCTTTTGCAGCTTGTCGGCGGGTAAATTAACTCGCAGGTCGCCAGCCTCTGGCAGCTTTTTGAGTGCGTAGGTCGCGGAGTACCTATCAAGGATTTCCTCAGCAGTCGGATAGTCGCCGATGTCGAAAGCATCACCCAGATCCTTAGCCGCACGCTTGAGCATGTTGGGGTATTCCCTAACTAGCTCGCGCTTTAACTCATCAATGTAGTCTGTTTTCTTGATCCACGCAGCCTCAAACCCTTCGATGGACTCGACGGGTATTAGGCGCTCGCCGTCATCCCAAGGCAGGGTATTGAAGTTCAGCGTGTGGTTGCGCAGTTGCCCATGAGCCTTGTTGAGGCTTTTGATGATGGGCGAAGCGAACAGCGTCTTAGTCACCTTGATGACGTTGGCTGATGCTTTCTTGGCGACGGTAAGCTCGTCGGCCATGCCGTTGTCGCGGCGGGTGTTAGAGAACTTGGTAATTTTTGCGGTAAGTAACATCGCATTGTTTTGGATCTTGTCCATAGTCATTGACTCCTAAATAGTAAAGGGGCCGAAGCCCCGCTGGGGTTTAGCGAGTGGCTTTGTGGGCCACATACTCAGGGGTTGAGATCAGATCTGCATCGCGGCGTGTAGCCAGCGCCCAGAACACCTCAAGCAGTTCCTCGTTGATCCGCTTGAGGACAACCACTGCATTGCTCAGGTTGTCAGTGGTCACACGCGCAGCGATAGCGGCGGTAACTGCATACTGAGTAGTGATCTCATTCGGCAGCGGCACGTTGTGCGGGTCTGACAGAAACAAGTTGATATCTGGCAGGTTACGCATGGTGCGAACGAATGCCATGAACTCAGCAGCAGCGCCAAAGCCGATGCACCCCTCAATGGCGATCTGCTCAAGGTCAGCAGGTAGGCCATCGTCGAGAATATCAGACACTGATTCCCAGCCGCGAGGCGTGGCAATAGCGACCTTGTCCTTGGCGGTGCCGCCGTCAGGGAACTCGTGAATGAGTCCAGCCTGATCACCTGATGCTTCGCCGCGAAACTTCAAGAACGCGATAACAAGCGGGTTGACGCCGATATCTGCAAAGTAGTCGCTAGTCTCAGCAGCGGAAGGGGTAACGTCCAAGTGATACTTGAACCGTGTACTGATAGCAGCGTCCATGCGGCCAGACACGCCAGCGCCGTCGCCGGGACGATTAGACGCAGCGATAACAAACCAGCCGCTGGGCAGGATGTAGTCGCCGATACGCCGCTCGTTAAGTAGCTGGTAACAGGCGTTCTTGGTGGATTCACTGCCAAGCTGCATTTCATCCAAGAATAGGATGCCCCGCTCGCCGTCGCGCTTTTCTTGCGGCAACCAGTCAGGGGTAGCAAACGAGGTCATGCCGTCCACTAGGTCAGGGATGCCTCGCGTGTCGGCGAAGTCTAGCTGAGATAGTCTCGCGTCGATCAGGCCCACGGCTTGCTCGTATCGCTCGCTGAGCGCGGCCACCAGTTGCTTGATGATGGCAGACTTGCCCACGCCGTAGGTGCCCCAAAGGTATACGGGCAGGTGGCGCTTGGTGCCAGAGAATTGTGACACCGCATGCGCGAGTAACAGTTGTGCAGCCTGTGACGGGCTGACTTTAGGTGCGTTGATTGTGTTAGCCATAGCTAGTCATTGCTCCAAGTTAGTTAAGTGGTTATCCAAGACCGCACTCCTGTGCGGTTTCACGCTGGTCACCAGCCAGCACTCGTCAGTTGGAATGTTTAGTTAAGTAGGCTGTTTGCTTGGCGCTTTAGCAGTTCGATAGCCGCCTCAAAAGCGGCAGCCTTGCCATCGTTGTAATGTGTGATCTGGTAAATGGTTGCGCCCTCAGCGGTAGATATCGCCTCCGCTGCGAGCGCCTCAAGGTCTTCGATCACTGACAGAAACTCTCGCGCCAGTTCTATGTTGGTCATTGGTTATGCTCCGTTAGTTGGAAAAGTTAAGTTATCGGTAAACAGCTTTAGTTCTGCTTGCTCCCAGCGGTCTAGCCACTCGACCTGAGCCTTGACCTGCGGCCAGCGCAGGGTGTGGCCTGTCTGCTTTTCATAGTCGGCAAGTATCTGTTCGGACAACTTGCCAATGCTCAGAATCCATTGCAGCCGTTCACGGTTGCTCAGGTTGGTGCGGTCTAGGTTCTGCTTGATGTCATCAATGTCGGAGTTGTATTCATCAATCACTTAGCGAGTCCCTCGTTGATTACATGGGCAGGTTGCACGCAGATCAGCTCGGCAGCTTGATTGCGTTGAAGCATCTGCATGTTTACCCGATGCAGCGCTTCGTGCTTTTCAATGAAAGCAACAGCAGCGATCATCTGCTTGGTCGCGTTCTCAAGCTCGCGTCGAGGCATGTAGGACTCAAGCTCTAAAGCTTTGTCGTGCCATATCTCCTCATGACGCAGATGGTTTCTCCGCTTGGCAGCCATTGCGCTGTTGTCCTGATCTCCCGCCCACTCAGCGGAATCAACATGGAAATCGACACGGCGTTGTGCCTTCACCCAATCAACGGCGGTGCGCTGATGCTTGGGGTTGATGGCCTTGATTGCGTTCGCAACGGCTAAGTAATCATCTATTTTTGGTTGCTGTTGTTTGGTCATGCTTAAAAGCCTCCGATTGATGCAGCACCGTAGCTGCGGGTTGCGTTTCTGATCTTGGCAACGATTGCACGCTTACGCATGATCAGTTGGTTAAGGAAAAGGCGGCGGCGATTGTGTCGCAGCACCCGTTGTCGTTCTTGGTGTGTCATCACTCACTCCATGTTCAGTTCAACAATGACCACTCAGTGAGTGGTCATTGGTGAGCCGAAGCTCTGCGGTAGCTGAGGCGGTGAACCTCAGCCAATAGCCCGAACCGCATGTCGGCATTTGTATGCCTGTCGGGGAACTGTGTAACGCTGTACGGCTTTCGCGTGCGCCTGACCTTGGGGTCAAGTGGCAGGGCTGCCCGTGCGGGTCGACCTTCACCATGTGGGGGATTGTACACCTATGAACGCAGTGTGCAATACCCTGTACTCAGTAAATGTTTACGATTTGCAGATACAACGAATGGCTCAGCAAAAAATTACAGGGGTGTTGATGCACGCCCACGAGCAAAGTCGATTCGACTATTAGATGAAACGCGCCTGCGCGAATAGCAGATATCAGTACGCAATACAAGTATTGACAAGCAAATAAGTAGTAAATAACCAGTAAAGAGTAAAAAGTACTTAGTAATCAACAGGTTAGGTACGAATTCCCGTCTAAGCGTTTTTTACGGTGAACTGGTGCATATGTATGGCTAGAGCAAAGTAGGCCTTAGAACGCAATTCTGGGCCTCCTAGCGACAAGTGCGAAATGTCAAGCTTTATTTATTTACTGGTTACTGGGTACTGGTGGCAGACGGCCAAGGTGGGCGGCGGTATGATTCCGGCAAACAGACAGCACGGTATCGGATCATGGGCAGACCCAAGTCAGGACTCACCAGTAAACAGCGGCATTTTGCGCTGGCACTCAGCAGTGGCGCTGGCATGACGCTAAGCGATGCATATCGCGAGGCATACGATTGTAAGAACATGAGCGCGGCAGCCATTAGGACAGAGGCCAGCAGGCTTGCAGCGAACCCTGCCATCACCCTATTGGTTGAACAGCAAAGGGAGCGGAATCAGCGGTCTTTATCGGCCTCAGTGGTTAGTGACCGTGACCGTGTGCTGGAGCGGCTGCGCCGATGGATGGACGATGCCGAGCCTACCGACACCAACAAGCTAAAGGCAGCGCAGTTGCTTGGGCAAACCGTGGGCATGTTCAAGGATGTGGTCGAGACCAACAGCGGTGACCGTGCAAGCACAGAGGTGGCTGCGGAGATAGAGCGACGCTTGGCAACACTGCAAGCAGCAGCCGAGCCTGAGCCTAAGCCTGACAGTCTGCACTAGTGACAACAGTACACCATACGCAAACGGTTACAGTACGCTGCACACAATACTCTAACCGTTGTACACCCCCTGCCTCTCAGCGGAATTGTCTATCATCCTGCATACCCCTACCCCCCCTGCACACAGTTACATGCCCCCGTCTATATACATAGTGAAACGCTCAAACAATTACCACTAAAATATATATTCCGTAAGCAGTACACAGTACGTTACCCTTTTTTTGCAGGAAAACGCCGTAGGAATCCTAGCCCCCAAAAAAATTCTACAAAATTTTGAGTCCGGGTCTTGCCTCATCCTTGTCAAGTGTGTAAGTTCTGTATAATCAGTTATTCCTATCTTAGGAATATGCCAACTAAGCATATGCCGATGAGGGTAGATCCATAAGTTTTTTTATATGGATTACTAAGTAGGTTAGATTCCTAAGCTAAGTGTATTCCTAAGCTAGGTATATTCCTAAGCTAGGCATATTCCTAGAGGAGTTCTATGTCGGTTCTTGACAGAGTAGATCCTAAACTTCTAAAACAGATACCTAATCTACCTGAGCATGAGCAGAGAGAGATACTTGCCCTCATAGAAGAGCTAGAAGAAGCTGAGGGTAAGGAGCAAGCCCGTGAAGGGTTTATGCCGTTTATCAAGCGTGTATGGCCTGCTTTTATTGAGGGGCGTCATCACAAGATTATGGGCAGGGCTTTTGAGCGAGTAGCCCATGGCGAGCTAAAGCGGCTAATCATCAATATGCCGCCAAGGCACACTAAGTCTGAATTTGCATCGTACTTACTCCCTGCTTGGTTTCTCGGTAACTTTCCAGAGAAGAAGATCATTCAGACGGCACACACTGCTGAGCTATCAGTTGGATTTGGTCGTAAGGTTCGTAACCTAGTAGACAGCGATGATTACAAGAATATCTTCCCAAATTTAGGGCTGCGGGCAGACTCAAAGGCCGCTGGACGGTGGAGTACTACTCAGGGTGGTGAATACTTCGCTATAGGTGTTGGAGGTGCTGTGACTGGTAAGGGCGCAGATCTTTTGATCATTGATGACCCTCACAGTGAACAAGAAGGACAAAGTGCCGATCCGAGTGTGTTTGATAAGGTTTACGAATGGTACACCTCTGGGCCTAGACAGCGTCTACAGCCGGGGGGTGCGATCATTGTTGTAATGACCCGATGGCATAAACGGGATCTTACTGGGCAGATCATCAAATCTTCTGTTCAGCGGTCTGGCACAGATGAATGGGAAGTTATTGAGTTCCCTGCAATCATGCCGTCAGGCAAGTCATTATGGCCTGAGTTCTGGCCTTTACCAGAGCTAGAGTCGCTTAGAAACGAATTACCAGCACCCAAGTGGAATGCTCAGTACCAGCAAAACCCCACATCAGAAGAGGGTGCGCTAGTTAAGCGTGAGTGGTGGCGTGAATGGGATAGTGATGTGCCCCCGCCTTGTGAGTTTATTATTCAGTCTTGGGATACGGCATTTCTCAAGACGCAGCGTTCAGACTTCTCAGCCTGTACAACATGGGGTGTTTTTTATCACCCAGACGACACGGGCACTATGCAGGCAAACATTATCCTGCTGGACGCACACAAAGAACGCCTAGAGTTCCCTGAGCTTAAAAAGAAAGCTTTTGAGCTATACGAATACTGGGAGCCAGATGCTTGTATTGTCGAGGCTAAAGCGGCAGGTACACCGTTAATTTTTGAATTACGAGCTATGGGCATCCCTGTTGCAGAATACACGCCGTCTAGAGGGAACGATAAGATTAGCCGTGTAAACGCAGTATCAGATCTATTTGCTTCTGGTAATGTGTGGCGGCCTAATACTAGGTTTGCAGAAGAGGTTGTAGAGGAGTTTGCCTCATTCCCTGCTGGCGAGCATGATGACCTTGTAGACTCGTCTACACAGGCACTGTTACGGTTTAGGCAGGGTGGGTTCTTACGATTACTTAGCGATGAAGAGGACGAACCTTTTTATCCAAGAAAGGCCAGTTATTACTAATGCCATATCTCCAAAGTAACATCCCGTACTTTAAGTGCTGGGTGAGAAAAGAGTACACGCATAACCATACTAAATATCATGGAGAGTTCCTTCATGCTATGGCGATTGCGGTAACCACAATGCCTACAAGATGCTTGAGCTTTCAGATTATCTTTACCGGGGCAGAAACTTACGACACTGATGAACCGAATGTTCATGGTGGAGCGATGTGGGCAAGGATGCCAATAACGGCTTTAGTTGCTGATACACCGTATGAAGAGTGGCCCGATCCAATGCCTGTGTGGGCCGCACAGCCTTGGGACTGTAGTTCTAGGGATCACAGCGTGTATGTTCTGGATAGGGCAACACCTTGTCCTTGGATGGCAAAAATAGACGGTCAGTTCTATCCCGCGAAGTATTACTTCACAGTGGATTATACCAACAACGAAATTGCAGATGACCCTGCTCAACACAAGCAGAGTCATGTCATGGAGCTATTAGATGCTGGCCCGTACACGGGAAACATCGTAGCTTTGCCAAATAATCGTGTTAGGGTGACTCATCCAGCATGGTTTGAGGCAGGGGAAGGTGCGCCTGACTTCAGGCCATCTCAACACATTCATTACAGCAAATCAGATTTGGATTACACCTTAGATGTAAATCAGGTCTTTGATAACTTATATGCAGGAGATCCGCATGAAGATGAAATCTAAGATGGGCATGGCTGGTGGTCGTAAGACTAAGATGGGCATGGCTGGCGGCAAGAAAACTAAAATGGGTTATGCTGGTGGCAAGAAGACCAAACTACCTATGGTAGAGAAAGACGGGAAAATGGTTCCATTTTTTGCTGCTGACGGCGAAGGCAAAATGAAGGCTGGCGGCATGGTTCCTAAGACCAAGGGCTACTTCAAGGGTGGTAAGACCATGCAAAGCAAGATGGCAACCAAGGGCGGCAAGCGCGGCGGCAAAGGCTAATGGCCGTAGATCGACCATTGCAGACTCCAACCCCCCTTATGCCGGGGATGGAGGAAGAAGCCCTTGAGATAGAGATTGTTGATCCCGAATCCGTATCCATTGCGGCGGGTGGTGAAACCATTTTTGAGTTTGATGAAGACGATCTTACCCAAGGGCAGATTCCGCATGACGCAAATCTTGCCGAGTTCATCGAAGATGGCGATCTAAATGCGATTGCAAGCGATCTTGTAAGTGCTTTTCGCGCTGACAAAGACAGTCGATCTGATTGGGAGCGGTCTTACATTGAAGGATTAGACCTTTTAGGCCTAAAACACGAAGAAAGATCTACACCTTGGGATGGTGCTTGCGGTGTTTTTCACCCGTTGCTGACCGAATCGGTAATTAGATTCCAGTCTCAAGCTATTCAGGAGATATTTCCAGCGAGTGGGCCTGTAAAAACATCTATTGTCGGCAAAATAGATGACGAAAAAGAGAAACAAGCGCACAGAGTTCAAGACTATTTGAACTATATGCTCACTGAAAAGATGACTGAGTACCGTTCTGAGACGGAGCGGATGCTTTTTTCGCTGCCCTTAGCGGGTAGTGCATTTAGAAAAGTGTATTTCGACCCATCAATGGGCCGTCCTTGCAGTATGTTTGTGCCTGCTGAGGACTTTGTAGTCAGTTATGGCGCTTCTGACCTAGAAACTTGTGAGCGTGCTACTCACATAATGAAAAAAACAAGCAACGAAATCAGAAAGTTACAGATTTCGGGGTTCTACGCTGATGTTGATCTGGGCGATCCGTCTTCATCGTATTCAGATTCAGACAAAATCCAAAGTAAATACAACGAATTAACGGGTGATGAGCCAACTTACGACAGTGACAGTAGGCATACCCTCCTTGAGATGATGGTTGACCTTGATCTTGAGGGTTTTGAAGACATGGACGGGGGAGAACCTACGGGAATTGCGCTTCCATACGTCGTCACTATAGATTTGCCGTCAAGAACCATCCTTTCAATCAGAAGAAACTGGTATGAAGAGGATAAACGCAAGCTAAAACGCCAGCATTTTGTGCATTATCAGTATATGCCGGGGCTTGGGTTCTACGGATTCGGTTTGATTCACATGATTGGCGGCTTAGCAAAGTCTGCAACGTCTTTACTACGTCAACTTGTGGACGCTGGCACGTTAGCCAACCTTCCGGGCGGCTTAAAATCTAGAGGATTGCGGATTAAGGGCGATGACACGCCAATTATGCCGGGAGAGTTCCGAGATGTAGACGTTCCGGGCGGCACAATCCAAGATAATATCCGATTTTTGCCCTACAAAGAGCCAAGCACTGTTTTATATCAGCTTATGGGCGATATTGTCGAAGAAGGACGGCGTTTTGCCTCTGCTGCTGACGTAAAAGCTGCGGATATGAACGCAGAAGCGCCTGTCGGCACCACATTGGCGATACTAGAGCGTTCAATGAAGGTTATGAGCGCGGTTCAGGCGCGGTTACACGCATCTATGCGTACTGAGTTACGGCTTTTGTCGAATGTGGTGAAGGATTTCGGCCCTCAAGAGTACCCATACGACGAAGATGGCCCAGCTTTAACACGCGAGGACTTCGATGATCGTGTGGACATTATCCCTGTCAGCGATCCAAATGCAGGTACAATGGCTCAAAGGATCATGCAGTATCAAGCTGCACTCCAGTTAGCTCAGCAGTCGCCTGATATGTACGACATGCCGCTGCTGCACAGGCAGATGCTTGAGATACTGAATATCAGGGATGCAGACAAGATTGTGCCTGTAGAGGGCGATATGCAGCCTACAGATCCAATCTCTGAAAACATGAACATAATCAACGGTGAACCTGTTAAAGCATTTATCTACCAAGACCATGAGGCTCACATATTAGCCCACAAGTCTTTAATAGAAGACCCCAAGATTATGGAGATCATGTCGAAGAGTCCCAATGCCAAGCAGGCAGGGGCTTCTCTGGCTGCGCATATACAAGAGCATTTGGCGTTCCAGTACAGAATGGAAATCGAAAAGCAGCTTGGTGTCGAGTTGCCGCCGCCTGATACGCCGTTGCCAGAAGATATCGAATATCGCATATCTAGATTGGTTGCCCCTGCTGCGGAACAGCTTACAGGCAGAAACCAACAAGAGGCACAAGCCAAGCAAGCTCAGCAGCAAGCGCAAGATCCTATCGTGCAAATGCAGCAAAGAGAGTTGCAGATCAAAGAGTTGCAAGCTCAGACCAAGGCTCAAACTGAAATGGCTAAAATACAGCTTGATATGCAGAAAGCCGCAGATAACTCTCAGATACAAAGACAGAGACTTGATCAAGAAAACCGCCTAGCTCAAGCCAAGCTTGCGGCAAGTATCTCTGAAAATAACTCACGCGAAGAATTAGAGGAAAGGCGCATTACATCCAAAGAACAGCTAGAAGGTTTTAAGATTGGCCGAGAAATAGCTAAGGACTTGCAGGGTGAATAGTGTATCCTCTGTGAACAGCTTTGAGTATTACAGGCAAGCATTGCGTAATCAGATGAACGAGTACGCAGACCACATTAGTGGTGGCGCGTGTAAAGATTATAGTGAATACTCAAAGTGTGTAGGAATTATTGAAGGCCTAGCGATTGCAGAGCGAGAGCTTTTAGATATGCAGGCTAAGGCCGAGGAAGATTACTCCGCATAAGCGGTGCAAGCGACTCTGGACGCTTTTTTCCAGTGCAAAGGAAAACTAATGAGTGAATCATTAGCGATAAACGATGACACAAGCTCGCAAGAAGATGAGCAGTCACGCAAAGCAAAGCAATTGCCTCAACCCAGAGGCTATAAAATACTTATTGCTTTACCTGAACCCGAAGAAAAGACGGCTGGTGGCATAATCAAAGCTACCGAAACGCTGCACAATGAAGAAATAGGTTCAATCGTAGGTATGGTCTTGGCTTTAGGCCCAGATGCTTACAGTGATCCACAGCGATTCCCGTCTGGCCCATCCTGCAAGGAAGGCGACTTTATATTGATGCGGTCTTATTCTGGAACCAGATTTAAGGTTCACGGCAAAGAGTTCCGCCTGATTAACGATGACAGCGTTGAAGCTGTTGTGGAAGATCCACGGGGGATTGTGAAGGTATGAGTGAAATGCAAGAAACGGTAGAGACCCAAGAGTCTTCTGCTGAAGAAAAGTTTTTTGGTGTCAAGACAACTATTGGCCGATCTCAGGATAACGAGGAAGCTGATTCTAGTTCAGATTTAGAGCTAGAGATTGTTGATGACCGCCCGGAAGAAGATCGTCGCGCACCCAAAGTAGAGTCATCTGCGGATGATTCCGACGACGATGAGCTTTCAGGTTACAGTGAGCGTGTACAAAAACGTATAAACAAGCTTCGATACGAGCAGAACGAAGAGCGCAGGCAGCGCGAAGCGGCTGAGCGGTTAAGAGAAGAAGCTGTAAATTATGCTCAAGCTGTCACTGCGAAGAACAAAGAATACGAATCTTTGATTAGTCGCGGCGAAGCGGCGTTGATAAGCCAAATAAAAGATAAGGCTCAGTTGGCTCTTGAAACTGCAAGGCAGCAGTACAAGAAGGCATACGAAGAGGGCGATACAGATAATGTTGTTGCTGCTCAAGAGAGCCTTATAAGGGCGCAATCAGAACTTACTGAAGCAGACAAGTACGAGCAGACATTGGCTAAAAAGCCTGCTGTTAACGTGTCTGATGATGCATACCAGCAACAGGTTTATCAGCAGCAATTAGCAAGAGAGCAGCAGTTTGCTCAACCGCAAGCTCAACCACAAGTCGAGCCACAAGCTCAAGAGTGGGCAGCAAAAAACCCTTGGTTTATGCGTGACGGTTATGAAGAGATGACCAGCACCGCATACGGTGTCCATACCGCCTTAGTTAAGAGAGGCGTGGCACCTAACTCAACGGAATACTTTGAGACCATAGACGCTACCATGCGTCAACGGTATCCAGATTTTGATTGGCAGGATTCAAGCGATACAGATGGCCGTAGCGCGTCCGTGACTGCTAATCAGCCTTCGTCGGTGGTGGCACCCTCCTCAAGGAGTAACGGTGCTAAACCGCGCAAAGTACGGCTAACGGCCAGCCAGATTGCTCTCGCCAAGCGTATCGGGCTTACCAATGAACAGTACGCAATGCAACTCATCAAGGAGGGCAGACAGTGACTGAAGAGCGCACCCCAAGAGAAAACGAAACGCGAGAAGAGTCTACAAGACCTAGTGATTCATTTATTCCAGCTTCCATCCTACCTGACCCAAAGCCTCAAGACGGCTGGGTGTTTCGGTGGGTTAGGACTAAAGTTTTAG